ACGACGGGCAACGTTTTTTAATGCTGTTAAAGTTGTAGCGTTTTTTACTTTTGTTCTGTTATTGTTATTATTTGACGCGGGTACAGATACCACTATTCTGTTCGAGTTCGAGTTCGAGTTCGAGTTGCCCATATTATTTAAAACAAGTCGTCTGAGATTTTCCATTTTATTTTTTTTAAATGTTGTATATCTCTTTATTTTGCGATTTTTCGCAACTTGCTTTAAATTTTTAAGAGTTTTCATCTCTATAACATTATTTTTTGTAACCATTTATCTTACTTTTATTAATTTAAATAAAGAAAAAAATTATTATTAAAATAAGAAAACAAATATGACTTCCCAGATATATTTTATCCTGGATCGTTCTGGCTCAATGCATAACTTTGTAGAGGATACTCTCGGTGGGTTTAATTCGTTCATATCAAACCAAAAAAAAGATAATACAGACGGTGTGATGTCTCTGTTTTTATTCAATGATAGTGTAACATCTGTGTATAAAAATAAGTCAATCAAAGATGTTGAAAAGTTGAATTCAGAAACGTATTTTCCAGCTGGTACAACTTCTTTGTGTGATGCGATTGGTACAACTATCAAATATGCAGATACACAGTCTGGAAAAGGATGTGATAAGATTATTGTAATTCTTACGGATGGTGATGATAACACAAGTAAGAATTACACGAGGAATCATATTAATGATTTGATTTCTATCAAGAAGAAAGAAGGTTGGCAATTTGTATTTTTGGCTGCGAATCAAGATGCGATTAATACAGCTACACAATATGGCATTGGTAATGGTGCAGCAATGACTTTTGATCAAGCACACACAGAAGATACATTTGAGTGTCTTTCTGCAGCAATTGGTCGTCAAGTAACTGGTGAAAGTCAAGATGTTGAATTTACTGGTCTTGAAAGGATGAAAAGTTGTCCCCCGGCCGCGTGCTCGCCAGTTTCATCTGCTGATGTATTTACAGGTGTAATGCATGAATCAGTTATTGGTCTTGGGCGTTGTTAAACATTTTTTAAATCTTTGTTAAGGTCTGGCAATGCAGAACTATGCAATTCAAATAGACACCCATTTCTGTAAATAAATGTCATTCGTGCTACAATAGGGTCAGCTCCATCATATTTCCACGTGATGAATGCGTTGTTTACTGAAACACTGTGGCTTATTTTGGAAATATTAAATTTTTTATCAATTACTTGAAGTCCCGGGAGTTTAGCGAAAAATTCAAAATAATTTTTAATAGGATCACGACCCTGGCGTAAAGTTTGTGATACTGTCCCAAAAAGAATTCCATCCTTGCAAAAATGATTGGCTACTTTAGTTGGAGATTTCTCTACTGTAACTAACCGAATCCATTCGTCTGTCAGTGTAGCTACACAATACTTTCTCATAGAAAGCACCAGCACCAGAACCAGCACCACACAAACGACTATAACTATTGGATTCAATTTTGTAAATTTCATTTTTTTATTATTATTATTATTATATAATAAAAAAATGCCTAAAGGAACTCGAGTTTATAAATGTGTCAAAAAATTAACACGAAGTAAAAAATTTACTTACCCAGCAGCTATCGCCATCTGCCAAAAATCAACAAAACAAAACTACAAAACAGGAAAACCTCTTTATGTAGTAATTTTTAATGAAAAAAAGAAAAAGAAAAAAAAGAAATAAATTTTGTTTTTATTTTTTAGAAACCTTGCGTTTCTTTAATTGTTTCTTAGTCATCACACAGTCTTTACATACTTTTTTGAGTGGTTTTTTACCGTCTTTTTTCAAAGCCTTGTCAACAGTTTTGACGCGGTGAGCAGGGACAACCACTTCACCTTTATGGAGTTTGTAAAGACCGGATTTTGGAATTTTACCACCTTTTTTAAATGTATTTAAATACGTACCATCGGCATCAAATACTCTCCCACTTGAATTATATCTTGCCCAAGGGTGTGAGTAGTGTTTTTTGAACCGCCCACCGCCGTTTTGGGTAGGTTCGTGATGAAGTAATCCTTTTCTCATTGCATAATAACTTCCACGTGTATGTGCATTCGCCGGAGCCGGAGCCGGAGCCGGAGCCGGAGCCGGAGCCACCTGTGCGTCGTATAATTGTTGTAACGTTGGCGCCCCGGCTGGTACAGCGAATGCGGCGGCTGCTCTCGCCCTGGTAGCATTTGCATTACGTTGACGTCTCTGTTGTAATTCAGCATTGTGAATAAGATTTAATTGATTTTTTTGAGCCTGATTTAATGCACCAAACCATTGAAGAAGAATCATAGCTCTATTATATTGTGCCTGGTTGCATTTAGCGGGTTTACCATTACTACCTATATGAAGTTGCCCGTTAGGTGAAACACGACACGTACCAACTGTAGCATGAAGAGTACCATTTCCCGTTCCAAAATTACTTATATGATTACCAAGATTGAGTTCATGATTATACTTTACATGTCCGTTACCATAATATTTATGTCTTCCATCATGGGTTTTTTTCATTAATCTCACCATTTTTAATATATAACTTAACATTTTTTTATTTTTTTGGCGACCTTGCGTTTCTTTTTCACCGCACAGTTATTACAGACTTTTTTGAGTGGTTTGCGCCCAGCTTTTTTCAGGGCTTTGTCAACAGTTTTGACGCGGTTAGCAGGGACAACCACTTCGCCTTTATGGAGTTTGTAAAGACCGGATTTTGGAATTTTACCACCTTTTTTGAATGCCGCCACGGGATCAGTATAATTATTTACGTGTCCTGCCAGTTGATGAGTACTTATTCTACGTATAGCGCCGTTTGCATTATAATATATTTCAGCTACAGCATTAAGACGTGGTTCCCACTCTCCCGGTTGAATTATAGTAAGCAATCCTCCTCCCCACTCTCCTGGTTGAACATTATAACCTCGTGTATGGCCAAATCTTCTTGCTCTGTTATGTACAGTTGGTGGATAAAGTGGGGGAGACCGGGGAGGTCGATAAGGGGATGTAGGAAAATCGAATACACGTGTTGGAGAATTCATTTTTATTTATAATCTAAATCAATATTTTTTTAGTTGCTAAAGGCAACCCCGCCCATCCCAGCTTTAATTCTAAACACGTTGAAATTTACCGCATACAGGTAAAAATTGGCTGGAAGTGCTGACACGTCGGTGGCAGTGTCGACTGTCATAAGCATATGAGCATTGTCGAGACGACTGAAATTGCATGTGCCAGTTGGTTGATGTTTATTGGCTTTTATGGCAAAGGAATACATTTTGAGGGCACCACCACCTTTAGCTGCCGCGCCAGCCCGAGATGCACCTTTAAGCAACTCGGACGCATATTCTGAATGATAGTATCCTTGGACTTGTGTAAAAAATCTATCAGGTAAAGGTGTTCCAAAGAGTTCATTACCATTTAAGTAAATTTGTACATCATTTGTGATTAAAGCTTCTGTCGGATCTGGATTACCCCAAAGCAGACATTTCACTGGATGATTAAGCAAATTCAAATCAAATCGGGCATTCGCAGCTCCGTCTGAAGTGATTCTCTGAACTTGTTCGATGAGGATATCGTGTTCTGTGTTTACAAACCAGTCACGTTCGTCAGTGTCTAACATTGTGTAACTGGCGTAGTATTTGAAATTTGATGTAGCATTAGTACCCGTTCCCGCCGACGCGTACTGAATTCTAATTTCGACTTCGTTGTATTGAAGTGCCAAGAGTGGTAAACCATTATTGTCACAAAAGAAAAAGTGAAGTGGTAACCAACTGGCAGATAAAATATTAGCCAAGACAGTTCCATCGTCATCATCAGATTGAGTCGCCATTGCTTTAGCGCCCGAGTCCACTAAGAATTTCTGCCACAGTTGTACCATGTAAAATGCGTCCTGGCGGTCTACCATCTGTCCACCAATCCACAGTTCAAAAACAGCTCCTGACCCCGTGGTGGACCCCGCACCAACTGCTAAACCCGTGGCCCCGGTAGTACCGACAGTAGCAGTAGACCCTAAATCAATCCATACGTTATTTAAAAGGTCGCCTTTATTTGGAATTTTAATAGTGTGGTCTGTACCTGTTCCCATTGGATTTAAACGGTTTGTCTTCATAGCGAAGTTAGTGTGACGTTTATAGTTCTGTCTAAAAAATGAGACTTCTGGTGCACCAGTTAAGTAAGCATCCTGGACACCTGTTGCTACAAGATCGATGAGTGCTCCCGACATTTAGTTTTGTTAATATTAGTATTAATAAAGAAATTATATATTAAAAAATACGCTGCTTATAATAATAAGGAAAAGATGGTTGTCTTCCAGGTACTTTCGTGGGAAGCCAAAGATACTGAGCAAGGGGACGAGTATCAAATTAATATATTCGGTCGCACCGAAGCTGGAGCATCGGTCAGTGTCACGACTTCTTTTGCTCCGTATTTTTTTGTAAAATTGTTTAAAAATGCAAAGCCACCTGATATTTTTAAAAATATAAAAAATGTTTTTTCTGACATTGTGGGTTATGACTTGGTGAAAAAAAAAGATGTTTGGGGATTTCAAAATAATGAATCTTTTACTTTCATGAAATTGAATTTTATGACTATTGCAGCAATGAAGAAATGTGATTGGGCATTAAAAAACCCGATTGTACTTTCTACAGGTGGCGGTGCGGTGCGTCCTAAAGTATTTGAGTCAAATGTAGAGCCTCTTCTGAGGTTTATGCATCGTACAGAAATTCAATCGACTGGGTGGATGGACACTGGGTCTGACTGTGTTCGTTCCTATTTGAGTCATTGTGATATTGATTTATTCTGTAACAATTGGAAAAGCCTCAAGTCTGTGGAAAGAGATGATATTGCTCCATTTGTAATAGCTTCATTTGATATTGAGTCGTATAGTTCGACTGGTAAATTTCCTTCTCCTACTATTGAGGGTGATGCTTGTTTTCAAATTGCCTTTACTCTCAAAAGATATGGAGAAACTGAAATTTATGACAAGACCTGTCTGTGTTACAAGAAAACTGATACCCAATTGGAAGGATGTAACATCATTAACTACGAAACTGAAAAAGATCTCTTGTTGGGTTTTAGTGAATACATTCGTAAACACGATATTGATGCTCTCACCGGGTGGAATATATTTGGGTTTGATTTAAATTACATTTATAAGCGAGCAATTTTGAACAAGTGTCCTATTAAATTTTATGAATTAGGTAAACTCAAAAACAAGGTTTCTAATTTGGTTGAAAAAAAGTTATCATCGAGTGCTCTTGGTGACAACCTGTTCAAACTACTACCCATGCCCGGACGATTTATTTTTGATTTGTTTCATGAGATAAAACGCCAGCATAATTTGGATTCTTATAGTTTGAATTCAGTTTCAAAAAATTTCCTGGGTGATCAAAAGATTGACATGTCTCCCAAAGAGATGTTTGCTCGATTTCGAGAAGAAGATCCAGTTAAATTGCGGGAAGTAGCTGAATACTGTATCAAGGATACGATTTTGCCTCATGCTTTGATGGACAAGTTGTGTAATTTTTTGAATTTGGTTGAGATGGCAAAAGCAACTTGGGTTCCTATTAATTATCTTTCTGAAAGAGGACAGCAAATCAAGGTTTTCAGTCAGGTTGCCAAATCAGCTCGTGAATTGGGCTACATGATTCCAACAATTCGTTGGGGGAGCGTCTCTGAAACGTATGAAGGTGCGACGGTTTTGGAGGCACAGACTGGTGCTTATTATGCACCAATTACTGGTCTTGATTTTGCAAGTCTGTATCCATCCATTATGATGGCACATAATTTATGTTATTCAACGCTTGTTATGGATCCTCGGTATGATAATTTGCCAGGTGTAACATATGAAAGTTTTACAATCGGTGATCGTACTCATAAATTTGTACAAGAGGTTCCGAGTTTGTTGCCGGGGATTTTAGATCGTCTTAAACAATATCGTAAAAAAGCAAAAAAAGATATGAAGAAGGCTATCGGTACGCCCATGGAAGCAGTATATAACGGAAAACAACTGGCCTACAAAGTATCCATGAATTCACTTTACGGGTTCACGGGTGCTTCAAAAGGAATGCTTCCGTGTGTTGCGATTGCTGCAACAGTTACATGTAAAGGTCGAAGCATGATTGAAGAAACTAAAACGTATGTTGAAAATAATTTTCCTGGTTCAGTTGTGCGATATGGCGACACTGATTCCGTAATGGTGGAATTCAACGTTGAAGGATTGACTGGTCATGATGCAATCGTTAAAAGTTGGGAGATGGGTCAACGCGCAGCTGCAGAATGTACCAAATTATTCAAAAAACCAAATGACTTAGAACTTGAAAAGGTATATTATCCTTATTTCTTGTATTCTAAAAAGCGCTATGCCGCGAAGATGTGGGTTCAGAATAAAAAAGGTGAGATAGTTTTTGATAGTGTCGATATCAAAGGTCTTCAGATTGTTCGGCGGGACAATACGCCCTATGTAAGAGAATGTTGCAAAGAAGTTTTAGACATTATTCTGGAAAGTAACAACCCAGCAAGCGCAAAAGAATGTGCACGCCGGCGCGCAGTTGAATTATTGGATGGTCAGGTTCCAATGGAGAAGTTGATTTTGTCTCAAAAGTTGGCAGATTCGTATAAAAGTGAAAATTTAGCTCATGTACAGGTGCGAGATAAGATTAAACGTCGCGAACCAGGTTCAGAACCACAATCTGGTGATCGTGTTCCGTATGTGTTGATAATGGCTGATAGTGAAAAACAATATGAAAAAGCTGAAGATCCAAACTGGGTAAAAAAAAAGAATTTGCGACTTGACTATCAATATTATTTTTCAAATAAATTTGTTACTCCAGTGTGTGATTTGCTTGAGCCACTTGTCGAAAATCCAAAAGAAGCGATTTTCGGTGATCTTCTTCGAAAGCAAACAAAACGAATCAAAGGAGCAGCTACTTCAAAAAATATTGTGGATATGTTTGCAAAATATGAAGTTAAACATAATAGTAGTAAATAATATAAGTTATAGTAATTATGGGTTTTCTTGATGAAGTAACTAAACTACATAATGAAGAAGTTAATTCTCAGGTAAATGAAAAACTTACAAAATTTGCGGAACACGTTTCTAAATCATACGATGTAAATCATCGGCAACTTTTGCGAGATTTAAATAATATTGATGGTTTAGAAATTTCAACACAAACTTCATCTGGTGAACCGGGACGGTGTCTAGGACAGAAATTGGATGGAAAAAGATGCACTCGAAAAGGAAAGAATCAAGGTGGATATTGTAATTTGCATATAAGTCAGAGACCGATTATTAAGAAAACCCCATCTGCACTTAAAATGGAAATTGAGATGCAAGAACTCCCAAAACATAATCATACAATGCCTCCACTTTTCAGTGCTGATTGTCCAGCTTGTCTTCGAGAGTCAAAAAATAAAACAAATTTTAAAAAAATAGACTTATAGAATTATTTATATATAAGAGTATAGTATCTCACCTCTATTATGAGTAGATCAGACATTTTATTGGAATCAATCAGAAAATTTTATTCTAACGAAGAAAATTCTGAACATCTCAGAGATATTTTAGAAAAAAGAAATGGAATTTCTCTTAGAAATTTAGAATGGTTTATCACAAATTATTCAAAAGGAAACAATCTCACATATACAACAGACACCGGTAAAATGTTTACAGTTCACTGTGCATATAAATCAAGTTTAGATGGGTACAGTAAGAAATTATTTGATCCATTTTGTAGGACTGAAAAATTTGAATATAAGATTCCAAATTCAAAGTCCGAAGTTAATACAACAGTTGCACAACTAAATTTTATTAGATGGTGTATAAAAAACAATATTATTGAATAT